TTTTTTTTTTTCAAGCAGAAGACGGCATACGAGATTGGTCAGTGACTGGAGTTCAGACGTGTGCTCTTCCGATCTAGGGCATATGTAGGGGGCAGCCTATGGGCTGCCAGCATGCTTGCGGTAGGGCGACTTTAATGTTTGCCCTACACTATAGTATTAGGTGTCCAAAGGGTCACTATTGGACATCTATGCCTATGTGATTTAAGTCACATCTTTTATTATACACATAAGTGCTGCTCAGCGCCACATGACGACCCCTATCAAAGTTATGTGGAGTGATACACATACACATACACAACCCCAGATTTAAAACCCTGGGGTCAAACTTGCTGGCGAAGTCTGCTCTAGATACTTAATTGGCAGGGCTTTACTTTCTGCAGAGCAGGCAGAGCAGGGCAGGAGGAGGCTAGGCAGGCAGGCGACGACGACTAGCCCCGCGCTCTTAATCGCCCCGCGCCCCCTGACTTTCTTCTTGCGCTGCAATTGCTGCCATCTCACTATTCAAGACAGCAGGCAGGGCGGGCAGGTAAAAAACTCTCAGCAAACTCTCAGGTAATAAGCGGGTTTTGCTATTGACCCCGCATGAATGAGCCATGAGAAGATTCTCTTATCGGTTAAGACATAACCGCGAAGACAGGAGAAGAAAGTGAAATCAACAGCAACAGCAACAGCAGGCAAGGCAAGCAAGGCGGAGGCACTTAGCACTCTCACCCGTGCACTAGAACAGGCTCACGAGGTCATTAAAGAAGAAACAGGAGCGCCCCGTGCGACTCTCCTCGTAACCCGTGACTTAAAGGGGCGACGCGGGCACTTCACCCCTTTCACCCCGTGGCGTACCAATGACGAGGTGTTTAATGAAATCGCCTTTAATCTTGAAACATTCACTAGCCCCGCTGACTTACTGAGCACACTTCTTCACGAGGTCGCTCATTCACTTAATCACATGAATGGAATCAACGACTGCAGCGCGAATCAATACCATAATGGAAAGTTCAAGGCGCAAGCGGAGGCGTTAGGTCTTAAGACAGAGAAGTCTAAGAAAGGCTACGCTCAGACTTCACTCACCGACTTAGGCGCTAAGCGCTGGAGTAAAGCCCTCGCAATTCTTGAAAGTGCATGGGATTTAACCGCGCTAGGCGGAGAAAGTGCCAAGCCTAAGGGCAGAAACACTAATTTAATTAAGGCGGTGTGCAATTGTGGGAGCATAATTCGCACGAGCGCCACCGTATTAAAGGCAGGCGTTACCTGTAACCAATGCGAGGCAGACTTCACGGCGGAGGCGTAAGCCTCCCGCCCCCGCCCGATTAAGTCGGCGCGAGTTCACGACTCACGGGGGCACGGTGTGACCAACATCACCGCGCTAAATGCTTTACAGGCTGGGCGCGAGGTGAGAAAGTTACATTAAGCAAGACCGCAGGGGGAATCGCTCTCCTTGTGTATTAAGACAGGAGAAATAAATTATGGAGCCAACAGAAAACACCGCACGCCAACAATTCGTGGAGGATTACACCCTCGTAGCGGATAACAATTACAGGATTTACACCTCTATCCATCACCTTATGAATCAGGGCTGGGTCACTACTTCGTGGCTGTCGGAAAGATTACGCGAGGGCTTTGAAAACAGAATCGGTGAAGTGGTGGAGCGCGAGCGCAAGAGTGGCAACGAGTACACCGCAGACCTTATCGCTCAATTACTTCTCGGCTGGGGTTCGTCAGTCTTTGACGACATCGCCCGCCACTACATCGCCCAAGCCGACGAGATTAAGAAGGTGAACGCATGAAAATCACCTTTAATCTATACAGTGGGAGCGGTTTAGAATCTCAAAACACGCTTACCGTGGAGAATTTCGCAGAGTTTCGCAAGATAGCCGAGAGCCTTAAACAATCGGTAAAAATTGTGAGTGTGTCTTAAGACATAATAAAAATGTGAGGCAACTCACCGCCTTAAATCCCTAAGCGGGCACGGTGTTCATGGCACCATTAAGGCGCGACATGAAGCGGGAAATCCTCGTTCATGTATTAAGACAGGAGAAAAGTAAATGGCTAAATGGGTACACCCTAACGGCGACACGATTACGACAGACGGCAGCACTTACACCGTCACGCAGGGCGGAGTTAGTCGAACCGCAGATGTTGGACGCTGGACATACAGCGCAGAAAAGCACATGGTGAACGACATTAAAGACGGTTACTATGAAGGATTCCAAAAAGTAAACGAGAATGAAATCTTTCTTAAGACAGATGTAGTTATGTGTGGCGATTGCTTAGTGCCTTTCAGAGATTGCGCCTGCTAATGAAACTCACCAAGCGCGGTAAAAGATTGCGAGCCTTGCTCATACTGGCTGGAATTGTAGCCTTTAGTTACGGCACCGAATGGGTGTTAACTCATCACAAAGTGTACGGCAATTGTCATTACACCATTGAAGGTAAAGAGTGTGAACTCTTGCGATGGGAGCGCAACTAATGAAACTTAAATGGCTAGAAGTTAAGCACGAAGGTTTAGAGTTTCATTATTACTGGACAAAAGAAACGGGCTGGGTTGAAAAGTCACGCATGACTCACCCCGTTTATGTCTTAAGGTATGTGAGCAACACCACAAAAAATACTATTGCCAACGATAAGGCACCAAGTTAAAGTTTAACTACCAACTAGACAGGAGAAAAGTAAATGGCATTACCTGAACGCACGATAGAAGCAGTCACCAACGGGCACCAATACATAGAAGTAAACGAAAGCGGTGAGGTAACCAGCGCAAGCGGTATCGGCGTAGACCTTTATGTCCTCGTGTCACTCGTATCATGGATTAAGTTAGAACTTAAGACAGGAATGAAGATGACAGCACGAGGTAGCACTCTTAAAAAAGCAAACGAAATGCTGGGCACTAACTACAAGCGCAAACAACAGGCACTTGACCACCTTGAATCTTTACTATCGGTACTTAAGACAGGAGAAAACTAACATGGAAATTACCACAACAACATCAACCACATGCGCAGTCTTGAAGGAAATTTTATTTAAGCATCAGGGAGAGTATTACTATGCCCACCTTTATTGGGATAGGCATGACGGGTATGTGCTAGATTGGACTGATGAAACAGGATACTTTATTCCCGAACCTGAATGGGTAGAAACTTGGGAAAAAGAAAACTCTGAATACTCACTTGCATTTACTTTAGATGAACTTTCTGACATAAAAGAATTATCACTTAAGACAGAAGTAAACGCATGAGTAAATGTGCAAAGTGCGGTGTTCAGATACCAACCGAGCAACTAAGTGGGCTAGACACCTGCCCTAAATGCGTAAGAGAATGGATTAAAGAGTACCGAGGCTACCACGACAGACGATTCGGAAAGAGGAAGGTAAAGCCATGAACAGAACATACCATTGGATACTGGCTTACAGCGACAAAGATAATCGCTGGACTATAGACATAGACAGTGAGGAACGCGCCTTTAACAACGGCACTATCTACGATGAAGATGAACAGACATGGGAGTTTGGGTACGGAAACGACGGTACCTTTGTGGGTAACGAACAAGAACTTACCAAACAATTATGCGAAACTCTTGATAGATGGAACTCATTACTTAAGACAGGAAATTAAATAATGACATCTTCAAAATGCTTGATTTACTTTGTCAAGTATTGTTGATTATCGGGCGTGTCGCTGCGTGAGTCATGTCAAAATTTAAAGATTCAAAAAGTCCGATTGGTATACTTATCCCAGTACCACCAAGTCGGTGGAATTAGACAGGAGAAAGAAATGTCAGAAGTAACAGTGCTTGTACCAAGCAGGTTTTATTACGACCACCAAGGTCGTGACTTGCCAAGCGGGAAAGTCATAAAGCAATACGCTAATGGCAAAGTTAATGTTGTCTTAAGTCAGGAAGAATTAAATGATTTACTTTCTGACGCAGAATACTATTCAGAATGTGCAGACCAGTTTGGTCAGGAATACCAAGGTCTATGCAAGTCAGCAAAGGCAACAGTAAAAGCCATCAACCAACAGACAGGAAATTAAATGGACTTAAATTTATTTAAACACCTGCACCCGCACGCCCGCATTTGGTTTGTTACCACGCTGGTACTGATTGCGGTTATGTTTGTGAATCCGCGAGTGGAATACATAGTTCACCCACCCAAGAGTGATGTGATTGTGTATTACGAGAACGACTACCAGCACTACGCCATTGGGCAACTGATGAAGCAGAACAAACTTGAACAGTACCCATGTTTAATGGAATTGTGGCAGCGAGAGAGCAACTGGCGACCAGCCAGCCTCAACAAGTCCAGCCACGCCTTAGGCATCGCTCAACTTCTACCTTCAACATGGAAGAATCTAAAACTTGAACAAAGTAAAGACGGTTACCGACAGGTAGACGCTGGCTTGAAGTACATTGACCAGCACTACGGAAAAACACGGGGCATTTGCAAGGCTTATGCTCATCATCTTGCATTGGGGTGGTACTAATGAACGAAACAGAACGACTTAAGACAGAACTTATTGAACACCTGATAGATAGTGGGTTTACTTTAGCCCCCTTTCCATTAGCAGAGAACGACCCACCCATCTTGCGCCCCGTCAAGGTGCAGGTATTACTTGATTGCGTACTTGATTACATGATTGGAGCAGGTTATGCCTCGCCAACCAAGACGACCTAGATACCACCGCATTATCTCCGAACGGGTGATGAAAGACCACGGCAACGCGGTTACTGAGTTTACTTTGGAGTACAACCAAGAACTCGGAGCCAAAGCCTTATGCAAGGGCATGGATACTGATGTGTTCTATCCGACCTCAGAAACATTAACGAGAGAGGAGGCGCTCATGTACGAGAACCTTTGCTTGGAGTGCCCCGTCTTGCTGATGTGTAGTGAATGGGCGTTAGCCCATGAATTGCATGGGGTGTGGGGTGCCATCACTCCCAAGCACCGCAAACAGATACGAAAGAACCTTGGTTGGGTGGTATCCGAACCGAAGATGTGATAGATTGTTCTTGCTCACCTGCCCTATGAAGGGGAAGCGTAGGATAGGTGAGCATAGAAAAGCCCAGCATTGGCTCTCCTGTCGTGCTGGGTTTCTCTATGTCTTAAGAACTAATCGGCTGACTTATCGCCATCAACTATGCGGTGTGCCCATTCAAGCCCTGCATTAAAACCTTTCCAGTATTCCAATTCACTTTGCACCGATGGCATTTCAATACCAACATGTGCTAACTCAATCTTCTTATGGATTCTTGTACGCCAAATAGAAAGAATACTTTCACCGTACTTAAGGCAACATGTATCACGCTTATCCATCAAGACCAGCCTCCCTTGCCAACATGAATACTTCCTCACTTAAGTCATCAAGTGTGCTGTCATTATAGATAACATGCTTGAACATAAAATTATCCATTGCGGTTTCACTCTTGTGTGCATTAACTGGTGTGTGGTTGTGTCTGTTAATGCGCCACACATCACCACTGCGGGCAGCAATTGCACGCGCCTCATTAGGAAAGCGTACATCGGGCATGACTATCCGCTCGTGTCCTTCTGCGTCTGCTTGTTTAAATGCTTGGTCAATCCAAAATGTTTCGCCGAATAATCCACGACCAACATCTGTGCCCATTACTTGTAGCAACCTGCGCACATCGGGGTATCGTAGGTAGTCACCCTTGTTACCGCGCATTGTCTTTGCTAATTCCCAGCCGTGCTTGTCAATGACTTCAACCAAACTAACTGGCTCATAGAAATCTAAATCCATTATCGTAGGATTGAGTGTGTAAACTGCATTGCGGATAGGTGAAGCAAAAGAAATTCTTTGAAAGCCATAGTTGTGTATCAACAATTCAGCCACGGTATCTTTACCTGACTGCGCATACCCACTTAAACCGATAATCATTTATCCCTGTATCCAATCTGTTTGCGCTTAAACCACACAATCTTATCACCAATGGCGTAGACATAGTAACCAATGTCGTTAATTAAAATGCCCAAGTACACCAATGGAAACCCCAACCAGTTCCAAGGCTTAGCCCACTGGTACTTAGGTCTAATCATTGTCGGGTCTTTTGTACTTGCGGTTGTTCCATTTAGGTTGTTCCCCGCCTAGTCTTTCTTGTAACTTTGTAAGCGCACGACTAACCCTTTTACGAATAGCCTCATCACTAACGGAATACTCGATAGCCAATGCATCTATGTCTGTTCCCCCATCTGCGAACCTGCGTTGCAATAATAACTTGTCTTGTTCGTTTAGTTTATTAAGACCGAAAGATAAATCAGAAAGCATAGCCTCACGATTCATTCCTTCACTTGGTTTACTTGACTTACTAATGTACTCACTGTCACTGGGCGTAGATGACTGCACCCATTGGGTGTAACGCCACACATCTTTAAGTAACTCTTGAAGAATTTCATGCGTGTAATAGAACGAATCACTGGGCGAGGACTTAGATTTCTGTGCCCGTTCCTTTGCTGCGTACTTCTGTGACTCATTGTTAAAGGTGCGCTTGAGTTTAAATACCAGCGAATCTTGTCCTTCCCACTCTACAATCTTGTGCCAGTGCTCCAGCGCCCATAAATTCAGGTGCTGGAACACATCATCGGCTGTTACTAAGTGGCGATGTATACGCACACAACGGGTAGCAGAATAGCGAGCCACCTTGTACACATCATTCCAAAGTTCATCGGTATTTCTATCAGGCATTTTTTAATTTCCTCGTTGCTGTTAGTAAATCTTCTATAGTAATGAGGAAGCCCTTGCTTTTGTTAGGAGGAATGTCGCATGTAATCTCACGACCAAACTCTTTAATTGCATAATGCACATGGCTAGTTGGCACCATGATTACTGACTTCTCTAATACAAAAGCCCAATACTCTGCCTCGGTAACCATCAAACCCGATGGCTCCCAAGACTTAGACTTGTTAAAGAAACACTCAACTTCTATGTAAATGTTGTTAGTGATAAACCATTTACGGTCACGCTTAACTTCGATACGCTTGCCTTCGGTTAGTAATTCTTCTACTAACTTCTCGCCTTTCCTACCGTATCCAAAGTCCAAATCAAATGCTGAATTTTTAACCATAGTTTCATACGCCCGCTCGCTTACGCAGTCCGTCTGCCCCTTCTGTTAGGTAGACATCATTGACATCCTGACCCTCAGGCATGAACACGGGAAACACATTGTCTAGTTCTCGACTTAGATTTTTAGCCATCTCTCTGCCAGCGTTGTCACCATCGCATAACAGAATTACCTTTGACCAGTCTGCAAGTACACGATTGTAAAAAGATTTCCAGTTGTTAGCCCCAGGCAAACCAACTGCATTGAAGCCTGCTTGCGTAGCAACCACTGTGTCTAACTCACCTTCACAGATGGCAAGGAAATCAGAGTCCTGACTTAAGGCATTGATGTTAAAGATGTGAGTAGTTGCCCCTGGTCTGCTCATGTATTTCGGACCACTATCGGTACTTAAACTACGAAAGCGAATGTCAATGACACCCGATGGCGTGAGGTAAGGGATTGCTAACTTACCTTGATAAGGTTCGTGTCCAATCTCAGGTTCTTTTACGAAGCCGAGGCGAAACATACGAGCCGTCTGTTCCGTGATACCTCTGCTCGTTAGATACGGAACTATTTCTGTAAGATTGCGTTCGTAATTCTCCGTTGCTCTCACCAGTAATTCTTTCTGCGATTTGCTTAGCCTCACCAAAGTTCACTCCTTCTTTCTTCATAATGATGGAGTACACATCGCCTGCCATGTCGCAACCGAAGCATCTGAACCCACCGTTTTCTGTATTAAGACGAGCAGACTTAACCCTATCACCATGAAAAGCACAGCGCAGCGTAAACCAACCCCGTTTATCATTGGGTATTTCAAACCCGTAATGCTTAAGAACTTTTACAATGTCATGCTTAGAGTTTTGCAAGAACATCACTCAGCCTTTGCACCACATAGGCATCTTCGATACCTTTGTTAGAAGCCTTGATAATAACCAATGGCGTAGGTGCAATGGCTAAGTTCTTAGCCTTACGGTAGTTCTCGGACTCAACTTGTGACTCTCGTATCCACCCTGACAAATCAATCTTGCCATCTCTGCGTGGAGCCTTGGCTTCAATCACATAAATGTCATTGGTTGCTGGTAAAAATACATCACCAATGTCATTGCGCCCTGCACGGGGCAGGCGCTGGGCATTTAAACCCTGTTGCATTAGCCAATCTGCTAACTCAATCTCAAAGGCTGCACCTCTGCGCTTGTTACTCTTTTGTTGGGTTACCATCAACCTTCTCCTTCTCTTGGCGTTCTGCTGCTTGTGCTGCCTGCCAGTACAATGCGTAATAGTTATCATCGAAAGCAAAACGCTTCATGTGTTTAACACGAGCGCCTGTGTGAGCATAAACTTCTACGCCTACTGCCTTTAACTTTCTAAAGAACACAATGTCCTCGCCAATAAACTTCTCGGCAACGCCTTCTATCTCAGCAAACATAGACTGGTCAGGAAACTTCTCTCTTAAGACAGGAACTACGCTGCGATGCATGAGAGTAAGACCCAAGCCAGCGTTGTCTACCTTAAGAATCTCACTGGCTGGCAGTGGGTGAACATACCTAATCTGAAACTCATCACCTGTTTCATTAAAGAGCGCAGGCATAGGTTGCATGAGTGAGGATTCTGTTTGCTTTGAAATGAAATAGACACCGCTAACTACTGGTCGCATCACCTTGTCCGATGCTTTCCACAGCATGTCAAGTACATCAGTGGTAAGCAGAATGTCAGAGTCAACCCATAACAACCAGTCAGTCTTTACATTGTCATACCACATGTCGAGCAGGGCTTGGCGTTGTCTGCCAATCTGATTGCCTTGCACACGGATAGCGTTATCAACATGAAGATTCTTGGTGTGTGCCATGATGGTGGTGTACATCAAGCCTTCGGCAAACTTACCGTCAACCATGCCATTGTC